GCTCTTAGCTCCAGTAGGCGTATGGCTCACAGCACCCACCCACCAAGGAAACAAAACATTGGTAGGTTGTTCAATTGATCCTCCCAGTCCAAAGAATTGACTACACTTATTAAGGAGTTGCTTAACTGAAACAAAGTGTTCACCAACACTACTCCCAGAGTAATGTGTCGTGAGACTTTGAATTTTAGTATCTGCTATTCCACAAGAAACAATGGTTTCGGCAGAATCACTCTGTGGAATATAAGGACCTACACCTTTAGAACAAAAGGTTGGACTTTGAAATTCAAAGTTATCTCCTCCTTGTATAAACATGAGAATGTCCAGGTTATCTGCACAAGTCTCAGGGGTTCTCAACTCATTGAGTACCGTAATCGATAGATAGCCAGAATACACTGGTCTTCCAGGCCCCGCAGTTAGGGCATTGCAATGGGCATAGGACTCTTGCAACATGTACGGAAGATTTAAAGTAACTATACTTTGATCACGAATATCAATGATGTGTCTTAGCGACAATACACCAGTTGTGACATCTGGTATAACGCTTACGTTAGAGCCAGGGGTCCAGGCGATTTGTAGTCGCCCTGTATGATACTGAGTCTTCACGAACTGCAAAGTGAGAATCAGATCACCTCTCCATAAGTCGAAGAAATTTGATAAATACCATATCGGAGCACCTTGTCCATAGGTGTATGTGATAGCTCCGTCTAGCTCTGTTCCGACAGTACTAAGAGCATCAAATGTCATAGGACTACCGTATAAAGGGGTATTCGAAGTCATACCCTCTTTCCAATTTAACGTAGTAACATAATTTGGAATCTTAATTAAGAAAGGTAATGACATCTCATCTTCTCCGGTAATCGAATATTTATTGACAACTTCGATTTCATTTTTGGTTATCATTGATAAAGGTACTGATACGTCAGCACCATCTGCAACTCCTGAATATCTTAGCATAGATCGTGCCGCAATAATAGGAGGAGTATCAATCCTAGGTTTGGACCAGCCAAAGGCACTTATGAGTCCAGATCCTAAGTTGAGAGCCCAAGAGATAGGTGCCGCAGCCGCGGATAAGTAGGGTATATCCCCCAATACACCAACAGCTTTCGAGGCAACCTTCAAGCCTTGAGATAACGACATATTAGTCTCTTTCTCTTCTCTTGATTTACCTACTCGTCTCTCAGAAGTACCAGATTGTGGTACACTAGGTGCACTCAGCTCCACATCAGTCCAGTAAACATAAACGGATATATCCGCATTCTGGGCACCCGATGCTCCTGTTTTGAGTGCAACAGGTGCAGTAATCCAAAATCTACCCCAGTCGAACTGAGCATTCTTAATGTCATAGAACTGAGTTGGAGCTATATACGGGATGGACATCTCCGCAGTAGTCTCCCTCATATCCAACGAAACAAAAGGGTGTTGGTACTTGGACACCAAAAATTGGTTATAAATACCATCAGCTCGAGGACAAGTAGAAACTTTAAAATCACGATAATTTGGTAAGTATCGTAATATAACTTTTCCTGCTTGAAAGGGATAGGCGTTCAATTCCAGTCGAACATTAAATGTTCCTCTGATCAAACCGAAACCTTGAATTTTGTTCTTCCATTCTGGAAGAGCCAAACTATCCGCTACATCATACATGAATAAGTCAGTGTTTGGAGCTGTGAGCGATGTATAGCTCACTACCTTAAGCAATTGTGGTTTTGCTAAAAACTGTTCAATACCTTCAGTACGAACTTCGACATCACCACCCATCTTAGGTAACTGAAAAGAAGACACTTTCTTCCCTTCTGATTCCACCCAACAAGTCGTGCGTGAATTATCACACACAACGGGTGCCATTATAGGATTATTTAAATCCTCTCCGCCATCTAATCTGTTTTCCACATGGTCGGACTGTGGAATAGATGCCTCGACATACATCTCGTCGTGGCTTGGAGCTTCTCGGCTTTCGAGTCCCGAGCTAACTACTAAATTATTATTACATTCTTTTGTAGTGAGTTTTAAACCTCCTCCGACTTCACTAGACCGAAGGATTTTACGAGGGTTATCACATAAATCTCGTAGATCTTCATAAATAAGATCTTTATCAAATAATAGAAATGGTGACTTCAAATCTATGGGACATATTGAATCTACAGGGTTATCCCATAACCTGTAGTATTGCGGGGCTGCTCTCCTATCAAGAGCTTCCTCCGCTATCTCGTAATTATTGTACACGAGATAAGTACCTGTCCGATCAAACACTGATCGAACCATAGCTGGTCCATGTTTATTAAATGTTTCAATATCATGGTTACCAAGCTCTATCATAGCAGTTTCCGCATTAATTATGGCGTCCGCTACTGAGTACCTCAACTTGTTCCATTGAGGCATCTCCAATATAGATCTCAGTTTCAATGGGCTCTTCACACGTCTCTCTCCTCTAATACGAGTGAGAAGAAAGCCTCGAGATATAAAATTCCCTTCACTTACAGGTCGAAAGGGTGCTACTTCACCGTTAGCACCTTTAAGTTCATCGGTATAATCTAACGAAAAGAACACTTTAATAGCATCCTGTAAATCATAAAAATTAACATTTAGATCCGGCGTTACTGTAATCGCATTATCATCTCCATACGTTAAATGCCTATTATTGAACCAGACAAAATCAAGCATGGACATAGGTATAGAATCTTTGGTTATATACAAACCATTTCTCGCCATATGTACACCTAGCAAACAATAGATAATAATAACTATATTTGCCACGGAATTAATTATGGCAGTAAGAAAATTTCCGCTAGTATTTCCATGTAGCCATTCATATAGTGCATTTTCATCCCCATCTGGAACGGAGTGCAAACTATTAACGAAATCCTCAAAAAGAAGCTCTCTCACTCGATTAGCTTGAGGATCAGAATCTCCGTAAAACATTCTTACCAGCGTTAACGTAGCGTAAATGAGAGGCAAGATCAACTTTTTATCATATTTCGAATAATCTCCAAATATGCC